TAAAGGAGGACTTATGTATACATTAGCACCACACACATTCCCCACACCACAAGACTTACAGAAAATGCTCGGATTCAGCGTTGGATTCGATGGATTTTTTAATCGTCTTTCTAATGTGGATATCGCTCAAACAAGTTATCCACCATATAACATTCGTAAAGTCAATGAATTACAGTATGTTGTAGAATTAGCTCTTGCTGGTTTTACAAAAAGTGACATTGAAGTTGAACTAACTGAGGGTACTCTTACTGTCCGTTCAGTTATCAAGAAAGATGATGATGGGGGTGATAATGATGAAACAAGTTCCAACAATGAAATCGGTTTTGTACATCGTGGAATTGCCAAGAGAGCCTTTTCTCGGTCATTCCAGTTGAGTGATGATATCATTGTTCAAAATGCTGATCTCCAAGACGGTATGCTTATAGTGAATCTGGAACGTGTAATTCCAGATGAGAAAAAGCCTAGACTGATTCCCATCGGTCAATAGCCACACGTGGTGCCCCCAATCTGCCAAGATTGGGGGATTATAAATAAATATATAGATTAATACAAACCCCAATAGGAGTAGTGAAGTATGGCACAGGCACGTAAAGGTAAAAAGAAAGTATCTAAAACAATGGGAGAAATTTTAAAAGCTCCTAAAAAAGCAGAAAAGGCAGTTAAACATGCTAGTAAACATTGGAATGACATTGAAAGTTTTAGAAAATCTGTGATTGATTCTGGACTTCAGCTGAATGTTGAAGAAGAGTATGAGTATTTTAAATCTGATCCAGATAATTTTAAAAAAACCAATACATGGAAAAATTTACAATAGGACACACAATGGCAAAAAGAAAAGTATTAAAAGAAGTACTTTTTGATGATGTGGAAGAAAAAAAAGAATATGAATTTTTAACCCGCGATCAATTTTTTCAAAAAGTACCAGAAACACGGCCAATGTCGGTACGTGGAATGGAAATGTGGGAAAAGTACCTACAAGATCCGAAAGGATTTAAGTTTTAGGAGATTGTTATGTTACCAGTATTATTATTTAATGTTATTTCTAGTCTTGTGGTTGACAAATGTACTGATTTAGCTACAGAGCATGTGGAAGCGATGATAGATGAAATACTTCCAGATAGCGCAAAAAAAGAATTAGATAAAATTGTAAAGGCTGACCCATCACACACGTTTGATAATGCTAAAGATGCATTGATGGGTGCGGTTGAAGGAAAATTACCCATAGTTAAAGCCGATGGGACACTCAAACCAATAGAAATGACATTCACGCTTAAATATGATCCTACTACTGGATCAGTTGATATAGATAAATCTTAGGAGAAATATTATGGCAGTCAAGATACCAACTTATAATGGACACCTGACAAAAAACTTTGGGTATCAAGAAATGATAAAAAGTTCTACTGCTGACCGTTTAGGTATCTCAAATGATGCAACAAGAGAACACGTTATTAATTTAGTTAATCTCTGTAATTTTATTTTACAACCAGTAAGAGAAGAATTTGGAGTTATTCGCATTAATAGTGGATATCGTTCTCCAGCATTGAACAAGGCAGTAGGCGGATCTAAAACAAGTCAACATTGTAATGGACAAGCTGCAGACTTTGAATCTACAAAAATTTCAAATCCAGACCTTGCAAAATGGATTTCTGAAAATTTAATATTTGACCAACTCATTCTAGAATTTTATGATGGAGTTGACCCAAATAGCGGATGGGTACATTGTTCTTATGTTCTTGATGGGAGTAACCGCAGTAAAGCAATGACGGCTCTAAGAGTCAATGGGAAGACCCAATATAAGGCAGGCCTTCTCACATAGGAGGAAAATATGAAATATGTGTGGTTAATTTATCTACAAATCTTATTTGTGATAGGTGCAAATCGTGGACGGTCATGGGTTGACAATCACATTTTATTATGTTATAATAATTTAGATAAGTTAAACGTGAGTTATGTGAAATACATAGACTATCCCTGACCACCAATTAGAAAATTATAATGTTTTATACAAACGTACAGCCTCATGGTAATTTCATTGCTTTGAGGGGCGTCAATGAGCGTGGTGAACCTTTCAAAGAAAAGGTAAACTACGAGCCCACCCTTTTTGTAGAATCTCACAAACCTCAAAATCCTCAATGGAAAACTTTAAATAATCGAAATGTTGCTCCTGTAAAGTGGGGCTCTATGAAAGAGTCACGCCAAGCCATGAAAGAATATGGTGGTAATGTTTTTGGGTTTGATCAGTTTCAATATTCTTTTATTTCCGATAATTATCGTGGTATGGTAGACTACGATTTGAACAAGATTAAAATTGGTTATATTGATATTGAAACTAGTTCCGAACATGGATTTCCAGATGTAAGAAACGCAAATGAAGAAGTCTTGGCTATCTCTTATCGTTGTGGAGAAACTTTTAGAGTATATGGTTGTCAAGAATATGAACCAAGTGAAGGTATTCTGTATGTTCCTTGTACAAATGAAGAACACCTTTTACTTGAATTTGTGAATGATTGGAGTATGAATTATCCAGATATTATTACTGGATGGAATTCAAGGTTTTTTGATATTCCATATCTTGTCAATCGTATAGTCAAGATTCTTGGTCAAAAAATGGCTAACAAACTTTCGCCTTGGGGTTGGTATAAAGAGAATGAAATAAATCTACTTGGTAATAGAAAACAACAGGTTTTTGAATTAGTTGGTATTTCAAGTATTGATTACATGGATGCTTATAAAAAGTTTACCTATGTCAATCAAGAGTCTTATTCTTTGAATCACATAGCCTACGCAGAGTTAGGTGAAAAGAAATTAGATTATTCAGAATATTCTTCACTACACGAACTATACAAAACAAACTTTCAGAAGTTTGTTGACTATAATGTTCATGATGTTGTCTTGTTGGAAAAACTAGAAGAAAAGATGAAACTCTTGGAGATGATTATCTCACTAGCTTACATGGCCAAGTGTAACTTCAATGATGTGTTCAGTCCTGTGAAGATGTGGGATTGTATTATCTATAATCATTTGAAAGACCAACAAATTGTTGTTCCACCAAAGAAACATGAGACTAAATTAGAAGCATACGAAGGTGCCTATGTGAAAGATCCTCAAATCGGTAGGCATAAGTGGGTTGCTAGTTTTGACTTGAATTCTTTGTATCCGCATTTGATAATGCAATATAATATTTCTCCTGAGACACTTGTAAATATGTATCCTGAGTCTGGATTAGTAGAGCCTTTACTTAATCGTGAAGTGGATACTGCTTTTCTTAAAGAGAAAAATCTTACCATGACTCCAAATGGTTCTTTGTATACTCGTAAGAAACAAGGTTTCCTACCTGCTCTCATGGAGAAAATGTATACAGACCGCGTCAAATATAAAGATTTGATGATTAAGGAACAGAAGAAAGGTAAAGCTGCAGATACTAACAAACTGGCTCAGTATCATAATATGCAGATTAATTTAAAGATTGCTCTCAATTCAGCTTACGGAGCCCTTGGTAATCAATGGTTTCGTTTTTATGATGTGAGGAATGCTGAAGCTGTATCCGTTGCGGGTCAACTTTCCATTCGGTGGGCTGAGAGAGCAGTCAATCAATACTTAAATAAAATATTAGAAACAGAAAATGATGATTATGTCCTCGCTTCCGATACTGACTCTTTGTACGTTACTTTTGATTCTCTCGTACAAAAGGTAGGTCTTACAGATACGAATAAGATTATTGAATTCATGGATAAAGTCTGTGAAGGTAAAATTCAAGATGTGATTGATGGATGTTATGGTGAAATGGCTGAGTATGTTAATGCATTTGAACAAAAGATGGTAATGAAACGTGAGGTCTTGGCAGAGGTTGGTATTTGGACTGGCAAGAAACACTACATTCTGAATGTTCATAACTCTGAGGGGGTTCAGTATGATGAACCCAAACTAAAGATTATGGGTATTGAAGCTGTCAAGAGTTCTACACCAGAACCTTGTCGTAATGCTCTCAAGGAGGCAATGAAGATTATGATGAATGGAACTGAAGATGATGTAATCAATTATATTGAAGAGTTTAAAACTAAGTTCAAGACACTTCCTACAGAAGAAGTTTCTTTTCCAAGATCGGTAAAAGGTCTTGCCAAGTACCATGATGCTGCGTCAATCTATCAAAAGTCTACACCGATTCATGTTAAAGGTTCTTTAATCTACAATAAGATGTTACAGAACAAAAGATTGACTAAAAAGTATCCAAAAATACAAGAAGGTGAGAAGATTAAGTTTGCTTATCTAAAAGAACCTAACCCAACTGGTGATACTGTGATTGCTATGTTAAATGCTTTACCAGATGAGTTTGAGTTGAAACCTTACATAGATTATGAAAAACAATTTTCCAAATCTTTCCTTGATCCTATAATCGGTATTCTTAATGTTATCGGCTGGGAACATGAAAGAAAAACTAATATTATGGGGTTCTTCACTTGACAAATCTTTCAAATGTGGTATAATAAACGTATGTTAAGTATTAATAGAATATTTGTAGGTTTTTTCCTAATGGGTTTCTTGTGGTTTGGGTTTAATGTAAATCCATTAATCTCAGGACTAGCTGTAGGGCTTTTGTTTGGTTTAACAGATTATACCAAAGAGAGTAGGTAAAATGAATACTTGGGTAGAATACTGGAAACAAAAAGACTATAGAAGTCATACCGAAGGTAGTCATGCTCAAATGAAAGAACAAACCAAGTGGATTGATCCAGATCCTAAAGATATTATTAGAAGATATTTTGACAAAAGTGAAGATGCGACCGAGTTCTCAAAAAAAATGAATAATAAAGGATAT